TAATGAATTCAAAGGCTCAAAGACTATTTTAGCTAATTCTCCGTAGGCTTTACGCGGGTCTTTATGTTTCTTCAACTCGTCTTGTAGTACGATTGATGAAATCTCGCTGATACTGTCGATACCCACAGTATCGTATTGATCCGCTTCCCGTGAACTGAAAAGCCAGCGGAAAAAATCTTGTACTAAGGCAACGGTAGGGGCAAGACAGCACGGTGTATTGCTGTTGCGCATCGAGAGCAAGCCAGGCTCAACAGCCAGTAGAACAGGGCGTGGCGCTGTATCGATAAGCGGTGTCTTGCCGGAGCCTGGTGGCCCGAAGACGATGCATTTAACACCGAATTGTTGTGCGTGGGCGTGGGCTGGCGCAAAGGTTGGCATTAGTTCTTACCTCTGGCCTGGCGAATACAGTGCTTTAATCTGGTTATCGAAATGTCGTCGTATAGTTTGGCTTCTTCAAGCAGGAGCGAACTGAATGTATCGAGGGCTTCGTCTGTCGCTGCCATTATCTCGATAGCGTCGTCGCCAGGTTGCACGAAAGTGTCATCGAGATGCGTAATTGTATCGATGAAGCGCGAGCGAATGCTGCCGTTTTTTAACTTGATTTCGCCGACTACTGCGCGATCGAATAGAATTTCGTTATCAATGACTTGGATATCTACCATTAAAGTTCTCCGGTTTTAGGTGCAATCAATTCCAAAGAAGAACTACCCTCTTTGATTTCCAAAAAGATATTAACTTTTTCCTGTTCTTCTTTATTCAATTTCTTATAGCGTGATTCACTTAAGTTTGGTTCCCATCGCACTAGTTCGTCCGCGACCTCTTGCGGAAGTTGTGCGAGGACATCCAGGATGTAACCGTAATCGGCAGTAATAGGATGCTTCATTATTTTATAATTGAGCTTCACATTTGCTTTCAACGACCAATCGTTGCCGAGATCAACTTTCTGCGTACCCGGTTTCGACGTATCGAAACTCATAGCAAGCACTTCTTTGCGCAAAATCGCCTCGCGATCTTTAGCAACCTGCAACGCATTTTTAGCCTCGTGCCAGGCAAGCACTACAGCGTCTCTATTGTGGGTAGGGGATAAATTCATGGCAAAACACCTCGTGATTATCAATTTCGAGTTGGAGTTTATCAGTTAAAAACAATATGTCAAACGTTATTTAGTCGTTGACGTTGAAAAAGTTATAGCGTAAGTTAATCCTCGGTTTAAACTCATATAAGGACTTAAATGCCAAAAAAACCTAAACGAAAAAGTGAAAAAAACGAACGACCTACGATTACTCGACGACTCGGTGTTAGTTTCACCGCCGAGGATAACAACATTATAATTAGATTGCGACACTTTTATGAAAATAAATATGGAACACAGTATTCTTCCATTGCGGTAATTCGTAAAGCTTTACGAACACAGGCCGAGAAAGAGGGTATTGAATGCGATTAAACGCTCAACGCATCCCGCAAGAGATGCGAGGATATCATCAATGGATTGTCTGGCGTTACGAAGACCGAAACGCTAAGAAACCAACGAAAGTACCATACGACCCGCGAACGGGATTAATGGCTAGTGTTATTGATCCCGTGACGTGGTGCGATTTTGATACCGCGCTCGCGATATTAAGCGCGGGTACCGCCTACAATGGCCTAGGTTTCGTACTAACCGGCAGCGATCCGTATACGTTTATTGACCTTGATGACTGTGGCGGTAAACAGGTCGATATTGATCGACAGATAAAAATCTACCAAGAATTTGATAGCTACAGCGAACGCAGCCCGTCTGGTACAGGTTTGCATATCATTGTCAAAGGACATATACCACAGGGTCGCCGTAGAAGTTCAATTGAACTCTATTCCAGCGAACGTTATATGACGATGACTGGCGATGTTTTCAACGATAAGCCTATCCAGCATAAACAAGACGTGCTTCAACTGTTATGGGCGCAAATGGGAACGCATAGCGCGAATAATACCCACACTGGTGATGAGCCTGAAACAATGACCGATCAACAAGTTGTCGAGAAGGCGCTAAACGCGGTTAACGGCGTTAAGTTTAACGCTTTGCTCTGTGGGAATTTTACTGAATTTTACCCTTCACAATCAGAAGCTGATTTTGCTTTCATCGATATTATTGCGTTTTACACACAAAATCGCGCACAAATTATACGTATTTTTTCTGCGTCACCGCTCGGCCAACGCGATAAAGCTAAACGCCCCGATTATGTCAATCGTATGATTCTACGGGCTTTCGATAACCTATTGCCGCCTATTAATATTATTGATTTGAAGAACAAAACGGACGCGCAAATCCAGGAAATAAAGCATGCTTTTTCTGCCATGCCGCATGTTAAATCCACCGATGATACGAACTTAAGTCGTATGAAGAAATTTTGGATACCGCAACCGATAACACCGCCACCTGGTCTATTAGGAGAAATGGCTCGCTTTATTTATGCAGCATCACCGCGCCCTGTGGCAGAAACCGCTATTACTGCGGCTATCGGAATGCTGGCCGGGATTGCCGGTCGTGCGTTCAACGTTAGCGGTACAGGGCTTAATCAATACGTACTGTTGCTTGCGCCGACCGGTACCGGTAAAGAAGCTCTCGCTGGTGGTATCGGCAAGCTTTTCGATGCGATAAAGACCGCAGTACCCGCGTCCGCTGATTTTCGCGGCCCAAGCGAGATTGCGTCAGGACAAGCCTTGCTGAAGACAATCGATAACCCGAATAAACGCTCGTTCGTGAGTATAGTGGGGGAATTTGGTTTGAAATTACAGCAGCTTGCCAGCCCTCGCGCAAGCAGTAGTGAATTAATGCTGAAACGGGTGTTGCTCGATCTATACAATAAGTCAGGACATAGCGACAAGGTAATGCCCTCAATTTATGCAGCTAAAGAAAAAGATACCGATGTTATCGACAATCCAGCCGTTTCAATCTTAGGTGAAAGCACGCCCGAAACTTTTTACGACAGTATTGACGAAAAGCTCATTACCGATGGTTTACTACCGCGTTTTATTATCATCGAATACACAGGCAAACGGCCACCGCGCAATAAAGCCCACACACAGGCCCGGCCATCATTTCCTTTAATCGAAAGTTTAGCGGAAATAACCGGTTACTCCTTGTTGCTGCAACGCGAGAATCAAGTTATAAACGTAGAGACGGATGACGCGGCGTTGGCATTCCTTGACGAGGTTGATCGTCTTGTCGATGAAGCAATTAACGACACAACAACCGACGTTTTGCGGCATTTGTGGAACCGTGCGCATCTTAAGACGCTAAAGCTGGCCGCACTCGTCGCTGTTGGTTGCAATTTCACGCAACCCGTAATAACCGAGGAAATAGCGAAATGGGCGTACAACTTAGTTTCTGCGGATGTTGTGGGAATTGTTTCGCGTTTTTCTCGTGGAGAAATTGGTAAGAATACCGATGAGAACAAACAAGGTGTTACCGTTCTCAATTTATGTGCTGAATATCTAAGCCGCACTTTTAAGGAATTAAGAGCGTATCAAATAGATGAAACGCTTCATGCGGATCGCATAATTACGTATAATTTTATATCAAAACGTGTAGCTATGCGGGGTGTATTTCGTAACGATAAAATGGGCGCAAGTACCGCATTAAAACGTACGGTGCAAGGGTTACTCGATGCTGGCGATTTGCAAGAAGTAGGTAGGCATACATTGCAACAAAAATATGCGTATCATGGACGTGCGTTTGTCATACCACGACCAGAAAAGCTAGCCGCATCTATGGTAGAACAATATTAAACAGCGGTACCTCATTTAAATTTCAGTGGCAGTGCCATTAAGCGCACCGCCGCATCGAATATAAACGGCGGTACCACAGATATAAACGGCGGTACCTGCAGGCCAGGGACCAAAGTTGATCGGCGCGCTTTGTTCTGTTGTTGATAAAAGCTGGCGAAATTTAAGCAAAACGATACCTATATACTTTGCGCTATAGACGCGATGTAAACATCGGTTATGTGATTTAGCGTCGAAAAGCTAGCTATGCTGTACGGGCTTTAAAATCGGTTTAATACCAAGGATCAAAATGAAGCCCTAGCGTCACCCATGGGTATTGGCAAACACAGGTGACGCAGGAACCGAATATATCTATTGCATACTACGTTTAAGTTGTCAAAAGAAAGCTCAGTTAAGGGCACCTAATAAAGATAAACCCCGCACCGGTTGAGGAGTGCAGGGTTTATGTATCTAACAATCTTAGGCTCGTTTTAACTTTAAAGGTATGTAACGCTATTTGTCAAGCTTCTCTTTTGGTTTAGGTTGATTCATTTCTTGTTCTTTTAATCCGATTAACGCGTCTAATTTCCATTGCAAATCTTCTAACTGATCTTGCGTTTGTTTCTTTACTTTCTTGCCTTGTCGAGTAAATACCCACATGACAATAAACAATAGATAGCGTGGATCGTGGAATAGCCAGGCTGTTAAGAGGGCGAAAACTAAGATTGATACACGGGTTAGTGCTGTTGCTAATTCGTTCATTTTGTTATTCCTTTTCAAATAATAACTTTAATTCGTGTAGCCCATCAATAATCTTTTTGAGGCTTTTTGACATTTGTTTCGCTCTATGTTCGTCATCCACACTAAATTTTATCTTTTTGATACAATATTCATGTGTTGCTGTGTATAATTCGATGTGTTTCGTTATACTAGATAACGCTTTACTGGTTGTACCCATGTTATTCTCCCTCAGTTTCATTAAGAGCGTCGAGTAATTCAATAAATTCTTTATTTGCGTGGTTAAAGATTAATTCTGCGATAGCACCGTTACAGCGTAAGTCTTCCATCAAGCTAAATGCGGATAACGCATGCTGTAATTCGTCAACGTACTGACTTAACCAAAATTCGAGCAATGAACCTAACCGCGCTTCTCCCCATTCAGCGATATCTACAGGCCATTCATTAACATTTGACGGATAGAAGCTAAAAAAGCCGTCATAGCTTGTGTATTCTGCTTTAACGAATTCAGCCCATTTTGTCGCGTTAAACCGGCTTAGACGCGGTATTGCTTTAAATATATTTGTATCAACATTTGCATAGATACAGTCAGTCGAAAAGTTATACTCACGCGGGCTTGTTAACTCAATAAATTCAGCATTCAGCTTGATTCTAGTTTCATTTGCGACAAATTCGTTAAACGTCTCAACGTATTTTTTAGCGTAAGCAAGATGTACGGCTTTCCAGTCGATATTTTCCGCGAAAGACTCAGCCAATTCTTGCACTTGCTCTAAAGTTTTTCCTTTTTCTGTCATTAACACGTCTTGTTCGTATTCCAACCAATCATCTAATATAGCTTGATGTGTTGATTCGTAAAATCCTTCAAATGGTATTTTAATTGCTAATTTTGTCATAATCTTTATTCCTTTTGTTTGAGTGTTACATCATATTCTTTCAATAGAGCCCTAGCTTGCGCTAGGGCTTGATCTGTGTAAGACTGCGGCACGGCGTATTGTCGCGGGGTTAATCCTGTTGGAAATCTATCTTGCATAGCTTTAATCCTGTCAACACCAAACCCGCATTCTTTCATCCGCGCATCGTGTAGTAATTTAGCTATATCAAAAATTTGTTGCTCTTTTGACATAAACTATACCTGTGGATTTAATTTGTTAAATTCAAACTCTTCGTTAAATTCAACCTCATGCATCTTGCAATAAACATCGAAGAACACCTGAGCCGTAATTTCGTCGGTGATATTGTTATGCAGGGTTTCACGAATTGTATCATCCATCAAGTTAACAACTGCATCAAAATCAAATTCTTTTCCATGGGCATTTATAATTTTAGTCATTTGTTTATCTCCTAATTACAGTTAAAGTTGCATTTCCCATTCCGTCATAAATTAATCATAGCACGTTAAATTATGATAGTCAACAGCTAATTTCGTTTTAAGTGATAAATTACGTTCAATCGCCTTTTTACGCCACGTTTCAACTTCATTAATTACGTCGTCAGACAAAAGTTTATCGTTCCACGCTTTATTTACTCTACTTATACGTTCAGCGAGTTTATCCGCAGGAAACATACGCGCGACAAAATCTACGTTTCGACCACAGAATAATGTGTTATCGTGGCGAATGCCCACAATCTCGCATAAAACGTGTAGTTTACCGTGTTTAATATCCCATAAAATCCGCGCTTCGCAATCGCTTGCCGATCCTTGACCAAAAGCGCATCTACCCAAAGTTAATGTAGGCATAGTATCCCCTCGTTTGTGATTGATTAGTGCATTTTCCAGATCAGCACAGGGGCAAAGTGATATCTAAAGCTTATCAGGTTCTATTTTCTCACGCAATTGCTCTTTTAAGCGGTATGCGTGCATCGCGAGTGCCAAGATACCATATTCTTTGAGTTCATGCTGCAAGGTGTATTTTCGTTCCATTCTAAGCAAATATTGGTAACCGCGTCGTTCCCCGATTGAGTCTTCAATCACGCCCATGTTTTCCCCGCGTACCAAAATGTTAACTGATATAGGTTTAAAGTCAAATTCAACGTATATTTTATCTATTTTAAAATCAAATGTATGCGTTAATTTAGTCATATAGCTTTCCTTTTGTTTAAATTATAGCGCATTTTCCATAACTTATTTTAATTATTGTGCAACAATCTTAAATTCAGAACTAAAATGTCGGCAATGCGAATTGAACGCTTTCCAGGCGCTATCTTGTTGTTCTATTGCTGCATCAATATACTTTTGATCAGCACCTGACCTAATTAGTTTAATCATTCGTTTGTCGCATGTAGCTACAGTACGACTTAAACTTTTTGCTTTCACTGTTAACGGTATTGTCGCATATGCCATAACTATTCTCCTTTCTCTTTGTTGCACCAAAAATCAGTATGGTTATATAAATTGCTATAAAATAAGTCTTCAAACAGTTCAAATGTATCGCGCGGATAGTGTCTAAATATAAATTCACGTAATTCAGTTTGAAGTTCCTCTGTGTATGTTACTCTCACACCTAGCCTAATATCCCGATTAGCCGCTATGCAAATTAGTTGATCTTTCAAAGCCGGTGAAATGTCTTCAATATACATTACGTAATCGCCTTTAACAACGCTTTCACGTATCGTGCATTGTTTACCGTTTAATAAAGCTCTTAAATCAGTTTTCATATTAATTACGTTAGGTGATTCTTTTTCATATTTAGCCATTTTTATTCTCCGATAAGATTAACACGTTCTTGTTTGTATATACATGTCGAGTAGTTAGCGACGTAAAGAACACATTCGTTAAGTTTGAATTCGGCTAATTCTTCTTGCGTAGCTTTATCTCCTTCTGTGTTTTCCATGCGTCCCCATTCTAGCCTATTATTCATCTCGTCTATGTTTATATCTTCTAATTCAATATCAAAAAACGCAGCTATCTTAAATTTTAACTCGTCAATAATTCCGGCCTCAAAATCAATGTCTAATTCAAAGTAGATTGTTTCACCGGTACAACCTGTGTCAAAGTTATCACGTTCAGTGTGTTTATAAATTGTTCCATTTAAGTATGTCATTTGTTTATTCCTTATTTTACAGGCATTATTCGTGATCGTTAAATTCAATTGTTCCACATGTATTTCCGTTGTTGTCGCGCAACGATAATTCTTCGTTTGGTCTAGATATTGCGCGATTGAAATCAATACGCTTTATTACGTTCTCAATTTCACTAATCATATCGTCAATAAATGCGTCATTGTTCAGGTTTATTTTAATTGTTAATTCCATTGTTTATCTCCTAATTACGTTACTTGTTACCTTTATATGATAGCACTCTAATTCCGCTATGTCAACACCTAATTTCAATAAAAATACGTTTCCCACAAAATAAGTTAAACCATAAGTTCTATCGTATAGAATGTGTACGACGTAGTGTACGAATAAACTAAATAACATAAAACGTACCATAGTTCCACAGATTTAACATGTTCAACCTATACTCTATCTATATAGGATTAATATCAAGAACCCTTATGTTATATGGTCTATATATATAATCAATACATTAATATAAATAAAAGAAAAAGAGAGAGAATAACCAAAAGATCCTATACGCTAAGAATACGACGAATGGTATAATTACGATAGAGAGTACGTTATACGATAGAAATAATAATAATAATAATAATAATAATATATATTATATAGATAGACCAATAGAATCAAGGGTTGTGGCGACCAATACGTGGGTATAGGTTAATACGTAATTTCGTTGTCGTAATGAACTCGTACCGTCGTATTGAAACATTTCATACATGAAATCAAACATTCCACGCGAATAGTAATCAACTTAGTAATGTAATTAACACGAAGCCGCATAACTGTTATTATGGAAAATAACACGGAATCAATAACGTATATATAACAGTACCTTAGCATTTCGCCCTTGTTTACGCGAGTACGAAACACTATATATGGTATTCTACGTGTTATAGTTGTGCTTCTATGTGCGATATACGACAGTACGTTGTGCGCTAGGCATACCCCCACCCCCTAGAATTTATACGTCAACCGCCGGGTATACGACATTAATTTCGGCGGGGAGACTCTCTTCGTCGTAATTAAGACGTATTTTAGCAATAAACCGCTTGACAAACTCGAACATTCCAGCTATCGTACATACTGTGGGCAATCACGTTCACACTAAAAATAAGAGGAATCTTATGTTAAATACGACAGAGAATACGCGAGAAATTGCGCTAGAAAAAGCGGCAGGTATTGTCGCAACGTTGTTTCGTCATGGTTACGTTGTTAATCTCGTGACTTCGACACACGACGTTATCGGTGCGGATGCGCGACTACTAATTGATTGCCTGAGAAATCAGGGCGGGGATGCATTTCAATTGGTGTGTCCGCAGGGTTCGGTACAACTTGATTTACGGTTAGGCGCTAATTGCGTTACCAAGAATACGTTTCCGCTTGACCTTACGACGCTTGCTATTTTCGATGCGGTTCCGGCTGCCGGTCAGTTGCGTGCCGTACTTATAGCGGTCGTTAAGTTCTTGTTAGAATTGGAAAGTGGCGGCTTTGTGTCCGGCGGCAATACCGCTGCGTTGAAAATGAAGGAGCAAACACGCGAACTTCGGGCGCTCGTCATCGATGCTTGTGGCGCAATGCAAGGCGAGACGCCGAAATCGTATAAAGAACAAATCCGCGAAATGGAAGCAAATGACGGCGAGGAGCAACGGGCTTTGCTTAAACCAGGCGCGACAGCGCAACAGGATGGTCGAATCGAGAAGCTATTTAAATCGGTGCTTATTTGCGAAGCAGTGCTGCGCTGCGTCCTGGAGGCGGGTTACTCTATTTCAATTTATGGCCCGGCACAGGCAACGCGGGGTTGTTGGTATTCTGTGCCCAGGCAAACAATCGAAGAACTCAGTAAAGAAGCTCTCGACGCTATTTTTGCGAATGAACAAGTCGCCTTTATCTACTGTATGCGCAAAACTGATAAAGCTAACCAAGAGAAGGCGATTCAACTGGATATACGTAAGGGCATCGATGTTATTCAACAATACGACGTGGGTTTCGGCGATGAACTTAATCCGGCGCTCGATCTGGCCGAAAAATTGAGGAGGGCTTAGTAATGCTTAGATTAGTTATTATACTATATGCCGCAATAGCGCTGCTGTTATACGGCGCGATAGTACAGGATTGTCACGTTAATTGGGGAGCGCCTGTGGATAAGACGATGTGTTGGTCTGCCGGTACCTTGACAGCGCCACTTTGGCCTTTATGGCTATCTTCTTATCTATGGAGTCATTGATATGTTTAAAAGTATACTTAAATCGATTAAAGCTCGGTTCTGTAATGGGTACGCGAAAGGAGGCTATGCTTCTAGTGATGAAAGTAAGCCAAAGCTTTGCGATTTCGTGGTTATTGATGAGTTTCGTTCTATTGCAGACACTGAATGGGCGGATTTGAACGACCGCCTAACGAATAGAAACAATCGTATCCATTCTGTGACAGTAGTTGTTGGCGACAACCCAACGGGTAGCACAATGTGGGGAAAATCAATCGCCGAACAAGCACTCGACCCAAGTTATGGCATGACGTTAAGCGAACAACTGGAGGCCACCACTAATCAATTACGCACAAACGAACATCGAGCGCTTAAAGCTGCCGAATACGCGTACAAACAACACTTGGCCGAAACAGACGGTGCTAGCGATACATTTTTAACTGTACAAACTATCGTTGAAGCGTATACTGATTACAGAAACGCAACAAACGAACAAAAGGAATAAACAAATGTGGTATGAACTAATTAAATCGCTAAAATTGTGGTTAACCATAGACTACCTTGTTACGGCAAGTATCTTGTACATACTCTTTTTTCTAGCAGCGTTATCCGCACTTTGGGTACACGACGCAGGGGCTGCCGAACCGGTTCCCGCTAAATGGGCGCGAGTCCAGGACTGGTTCAATCAACAGACCTACACCGAGAAGGCCATAAGCGATGCTGAATTCACAAAGCTACTCGTGGGTACCAATCAACGCATTAATCAGCGGCGATATCAGAGCGACAAGGGCGATCACTGGAAGACACCCGCTGAATTTAGGGCCGATGATGGCGGTGATTGCGAGGATTATGTAATAGCTAAGATGGATGCGTTGGCTCGTGCCGGTATTCCGTTAGAATCGATGGAACTACTTATAGTTAAGCGCAATCAGCTTTTTTCCCATGCGTTACTCGCGGTTCAACGGGGCGGCGGCACTATGTTGCTCGATAATCAGAGCGACTTACCCACAGTATCGTTAAGCGCGTCCTATCGTATAGTTTACCGTATAGTTATACATAAAGTAGCTAATAGGGTGTATGCTACGTATGACGAACTAGAACGCGTAATGTCGTTTAACACAATGGGTTACTAGTATGGCTGTCGTATACACACCGGATTATTTAGCGTCGCGTGGCGACGAGCACGGAGAGCAAGCCGCAGTTATCGCTTGGGCGAATAAGGCAGCCGACTTGTGTAATTTCGCTGCCGGTTGGGACGCTAAGACTTATTCAGATAGGGAATACGCCTTACAGTGGTATAGACCTAGGAATTTATTGGCCTGGAAGCTGTGTTTGCTCTATGCGATACCGAATGGCGGACAGCGCAGCCGTGTCACTGCGACACGCCTTAAGACCGAAGGTGTGAAGGCCGGCATGCCCGATCTTCACTTGCCCGTGGCTTGTGGGCCGTATCATGGTTTATTTATTGAGATGAAAAAGAAAGGGGGTAAAACAAGCGACAAGCAGAAAGATATAATACGACAACTTCGTAATGAAGGAATGTATTGTTGTGTATGCGATAGCTGGAAAGATGCCGTTAAGGTACTAGAAACGTACTTGACACAGACAAACGAATACGCTAGACTAAACTTAACAACGTAATTAACAAGGAACTTTATGACCAACAATTATAACTTAACACCAATCGAATACACGAACTTAGAGCGTATTGTCGAAGCAACAATGTCACCGCAAGGATACGCGTTGGCTAACCAAGTCGCTATGGTCGGTTTGCTCGCCAAGGGGCTTGTTGAATGCAATTCAGCTATTATCGATCCAGCGACAGGCGATATCGCGTTTAAAGCAACTGTGGCCGGTCATGAGGCGGTAACGCTTATGGGCGGCGCTACGCCTCCCGCTGCGCAATGGTCAGCGCCTGGGGCAACAGCGTCGCCCGATAGTACAGTTATGCGGCGTCAACCTTATTATGATGTTCAAGAGGGCTTTAAGCTTCCCGTAAACGCGGCAAAGCGTGCTAGCGTTGGCGGTCGTGCCTATCCTTTTGATACGATGCCGTTGAATGGCGCTATTTTCATTCCAGCTACCGAAGCGCGACCTAATCCGAAGAAAGCATTAGCGTCGACAATTTCTAGTGCGAATAAACGGTTGTTCGATGCGGAGCCGCGTCGTTTCTTTAAATTGGTACGCGCTACCGCAGGTCAGCGATTTGGCGATATTGTCGCTCCCGCAGACGGCGCATATATAGTACGTATCGAGCCGCCTATCGCGCCCGAACCGGTTGTTGAATAGAATACTCCACCTTATGCCTTAATCCTTTTGTGCTAAGGCGGAGTAGGGGAGCGGGAATTTTTCGTGATTGATTAGCCCGCTCCTTTTTAATGTAAAGGAATTCATTATGATTAATTTTCGCCCTGCATGGTTAGTTGCTGCTTTACGTTATGTCGGTACGCACGAGATAGCCGGTAAACAACACAATCCACGCATCCTTAACTGGTGGGCGAAAATACGCGCTCCGTTCACGAATGACGAAACGCCTTGGTGTGCTGCATTCGTGGGCGGAGTGCTGGAAGAGTGCGGTATCGAATCGACGCGTAAAGCATCCGCTAAATCATACGGTCAGTGGGGCGCTCGTCTCACAAAACCATCGCCAGGTGCAATCGCCGTGCTATCGCGCGGTAGCGATGTTCGTTTCGGACACGTCGGTTTTGTTGTGGGTAAAGATAGAAATAATAATATTTTATTACTTGGCGGTAATCAAAACAACTGTGTATCGATTAAACCGTTTGCTTTAGAGCGTGTTTTGTCTTATCATTGGCCGCTTAATTATAGTGTACCGTCGTGCGAATTGCCTACATTACGATGGGATGGTACGCACTGGATTAGTTCATAGGAGATTGTCATGCCAGAGATTATAGGTGGAATTGTACGTACGTTATTTGCTACGGCGGGTGGTTCTTTGCTTGCAAAAGGTTTTATCAATAGCGGTGATATCGAGAGCGCTGTCGGCGCTATTACGGTGTTAATTACGTTAGGCTGGTCGATGTGGCAGAAATATCGCACAGCAAGTGCGGTTCGTTAATGTCTATTGTCGCGCTTATCGTCGGTCTGCTAAAACTCGTTAATAGTCTAATCGATTACGCGCAGAAAAAGCAGATAGTCAACGAAGCTCAACTTACTTTAATTAATGAGAATCTTTGTGTTTCATTCAGTCTTATCGCTAAATCACATGTTGCGCGTAAACTTGCTTTCGATAAGTTTAATGCTACTAACAGCTTGCCAGACGAATCAGACCCCAACCTCCGCGATTGACGCGTCGCTGGTCGCCTGTGGCGCATTCATGCTTATCACATATTCCCGGCATGATACGGTCGAGACGCGAAAGCAGATAGTCCAACACAACGCCGCCTGGGAAAGTGTATGCAGGAAGAAGTCTTAATGGCAGGTGATTACGTTTCGCTAATGGTACTTATCGGTATGATCGGCGCTGTCGGCGGCATCATCGCGCGTGACCGTGCAATAGGTGGTATGATCGTTTCCGGCGATAAATCGGTGCATGACGATCTTGGGCGAAAACTCGACATCATGCATGAGCGTATAAATAAGACGCGCGATGAATTTGTCCGTAAGGATGATCTTGACGCACATGTTACACGTATGGAACGTATGATGGAACACATGTACGAAGAAATGAAGGGAACAAACCAACGTATAGACAATTTTATGTCGAACATGGTGAGAGAACGAAGTGGACAACGAGCTTGAATTAAAAAAGACATTCGCACTGGAACTATTGAAATCGCCAACCGAGGGATTCAAGATCGCGGCTGCTCTTTTTCCTGAAAACGCAGGTAAGGCGCTCGAAATTGCTACGCGGTGGCCGCGCGATAAAGATGTGACCGCCTTTATGACTGAGGCGCTCGATAACCTGGGCGAGATTCATTTCTTACCCACAAAGGGTAATTTGGCGCGGTCTGTGTGGAATATGTCGCAGGATGCGCGGCTTTGTGTCGACGATAAGTTAAAGGCAATGCGGCTCTACGCTGACATCATGGGCTTTGTGGAAAAGGCCGCACCGGTTAACATCAATAACAATATGCTGGTACAGAATAGAACCATGGTTGTGTCTGATCACGGTAACGATGCGCAATGGGAAGCGCGGCTAGAGCAGCAACAAGCTCGGTTAATCATTGACGCACATGCTCCCGTCCAACAGCAATAATCCACAGCACCGCTCAACCATAGTGTGGGAACCGATCCCGAATAGCTCACAGGCGTTAGCGCTCGATACGCGGTGTAAACATACGTTATACACAGGCGCACGCGGCCCCGGTAAAACAGATATTCAATTAATGCGGTTTAGACGAAGGGTTGGATTAGGTTATGGCGCATTTTGGCGCGGTATCATTTTAGACAGAGAGTATAAGCATCTTGACGATCTAGTCGCTAAATCAAAACGCTGGTTCCCTCGTTTTGAGGATGGCGCTAAATTTCTTGAAGCGGCAAAGGATTATAAGTGGGTTTGGCCGACGGGCGAGGAATTGCTCTTTCGTTCTATTAAGAAATTGGAAGAGTATGACAATTATCACGGGCACGAGTATCCGTTTATTGGTTGGAATGAATTAACGAAGTATCCGTCTCCGGCGATTTACGATGCGATGGTATCGACGAATCGATCATCGTTTACGCCGGAAAAAGATTCGCCAACTCGTATAAGTTTAACCGGTAAGTTTCTCGGCTATAATACGCCCGATGGACAAATGCTACCCAAAATACCGTTGGAAGTGTTTTCGACGTGTAACCCATGGGGGCCTGGACACGGTTGGGTGAAAAGTCGATTTATTACGGTTGCACCGTACGGTAAGGTTGTACGCCGTTCAATGAACTTATTCAATCCGCAGACACAACGAAATGAGGATATCGAAATTACACAGGTTGCTATTTTTGGTTCGTATCGTGAAAACATTTATCTTGCGCCGGAGTATGTGGCCGAGTTGGAGAGTATTACCGACGAGAACAAGCGGCAAGCGTGGTTGCACGGTAACTGGGATATCGTGGCAGGTGGCGCACTCGACGATGTTTGGAAGTCTAAGGTACACATCGTGCCTCGGTTCAAAATACCCAAGACATGGTACGTTGATCGATCTTTTGACTGGGGTTCGTCGCATCCTTTTTCCGTTGGATGGTGGGCGGAGGCGAATGGCGAAGAAGCAACGCTTCCCGACGGTAGCACCTTTTGCCCTCCTGCCGGTACGCTTATTCAAATATATGAATGGTATGGCTGTACAGCAGGAAAGCATAATGAGGGTTTACGTTTGTCCGCAGCAACAATAGCGAAGCAGATAAAAGAAATAGATACTATGTTATATACCGAAGGTTGGATACCAGAATCGCCATGGCCCGGCCCTGCCGATAATCAGATACGCGATGTTCGCGAAATAGAAGTTGATACAATCGAAAAGAAGATGGAAGACGAAGGTGTACGTTGGACGCACAGCGATAAGTCTCCAGGCTCGCGAATTAACGGATTACAGTTGATGCGTGACCGATTAAGTGCTAGTATCGCTAAAGAAAGGCCGGGTCTTTATTTCATGCAGAATTGTAAAGCGTCAATAGACATTTTACCCACACTTCCGCGCGATGAAGATAAGCCGGACGACGTAGACACAGAATCGGAAGATCACGTCTACGACATGACGAGATATAGGGTGCTTTCAGGTAACAACCGATTTGCACGATCAATAGTTGCGACACAGGCGAGATAGAAGAGCATGGCAGTATCATATAAGCGAAAAGAATTGGTTGAAGCAGAAAAGCGCTACAGTGTTATTCGCGATTGTTTGGCCGGTGAGATTACGATTAAAGCACGCGGTACGCAGTACCTACCTGTGCCGAACGCTGACGAAGTTGATTCGGCGAGCGCACGTTATATTGCGTATCGATTACGCGCCACGTTCTATGGCGTAACGAAGCGCACGCTTGACGGTCTTTGTGGGCAAATCTTCGTGCGCGAACCTGTAATTGAACTGGAACCGCAATTACAGTTTCTTATTGACGATGTTGACGGCGCTGGCGTTAGTTTGGTGCAACAAGCCAAGGAAGCGGTGCAACTCGTTCTTGCCTATGGACGCTGTGGTTTACTTTGCGATTATCCGGCAGTCGATGGTGCTGCGACAAAAGCGCAGATTGATAGCGGCGAAGTGCGTCCAACTATTGCGCTATACGCTCCTTGGCATATTTTAAATTGGCGAACACGGAGACGTGGCGCAAAGACGCTACTTTGTTTGGTTGTGCTGGAAGAGTGCTATCTTGAAGATACTGACGCGTTCGAATCAAAAGAAGTAAAGCGGTGGCGCGTGCTTCGTTTGGTAAATAATGGCGCAACGGATATGTATGTCGTCGAACTCTGGGAAGGCACAGCCAGTGCCGCGGCACCGATATCAAGAGCGATACCACTTGACTATACCGGTAACCCATTCACGGAAATTCCATTCTTGTTCGCCGGTGCTGTGAACAATGACGATAAGATTGACGATGCGCCTATGTACGACATCGCGTCTTTGAATATTGCGCACTATCGAAATAGCGCTGACTATGAGGAGAGCGCCTTTATGGTAGGGCAACCTACACCCGTACTCAGCGGATTGTCTGAAGACTGGGTGAAGAACGTGCTAAAGGGTAAAGTACATTTGGGTTCGCGTGGCGCAATTACGCTTCCGCCTAACGCGTCAGCGGAGCTTTTACAAGCGAGTCCGAATACACTTCCGTTCGAAGCGATGCAGCACAAAGAGAAACAAATGGTGGCGCTCGGCGCACGGTTGGTAGAACAACGTTCGGTGGTCAGGACGGCTAGCGAAGCTAACATCGATCAAGCATCCGAAAGTTCCGTGCTAGCGTCTACAGCTAAGAATGTAGCGACCGCAATAACACACGCTTTGAAAGTGGCGGCTTCGTTTATCGGCGCGAGTACAGATAAGTTAAGCTTCTCGTTGAATACCGACTTCGACATCGCAACCATGTCGTCCGAAGATCGCCGACAGTTGATAGACGAATGGCAAGCGGGTGCGGTATCGTGGGGCGAAGTGCGAACTAACTTACGTAAGAGCGGTATCGCCACACTATCCGATGAGGAAGCGCGTTCGATAATAGACGAAGAACTGGCAGCACTTCCGCAACCGCTAGTAACAAAGTCAACGGGTGCCGTCAGTGCCTAAAAACAATACCGCGCTACTTGATATAATGACACGTCATCAGGTTTATCTTGAAGGACTTAAGCGACACACGGGAGCGCAGTTTCTCGCTACTATAACCGCACTTCGACGCGACATACGCGAACTTTTCCTTGATGCGTCGTTTACGTCGTTGAGTGATATGAACAAACGTGAATTGAATTTGTTCGTTAAACAAATAGTCGCATTACAGAATGAACATTTTAATGCCTACACACAAAGCGTATTGAAAGACTTACGTTCATTTCTTGCAATCGATCTCGAAATGAACGCAATAATAATGGAGAAGACGCAAGAACGGAATACACGCGCCTTGGCAGGGTTAATCGGTCTGACATCGATACGCGGTCGAGATAGATTGTGGGCAACGCTGACGAATCAACCGACTCCGGCTACCGGATTGACTGTACAGGAAACATTGACGGCTATTGTTAAAGGCTCCGGTGGCGCTTTAGCCGCTTTGGTTATGAAAGGTTATGCCAATAAGAATACTATGCGAGAAGTTCTTGATTCTATTTTCGGTGCTCAACGTACAAATTTTCGTGACGGCTGGCTTTTGCGTTCTGTTGCACAAATGGAAAACGTATCTTCGACATTAATTCAGCACATAGCGAATGGCGTGAGCGCCGCTGCCGCTTCGCAATATTTTAGCTTCTACGCTTGGGTGTCGATTATCGACGGAAGGACTAGCAATATTTGTCTTTCGCGCAATGGACACGTGTATCGCTACGGGAAAGGGCCGCTTCCACCAGCGCACGTTCGTTGTCGTAGCAAGACCGTACCTGTAACGCGCGAAGAGAATATTGATGTACCGACGTACAAAGAATGGTTACGCGCACAGCCGTCGGAATTTAAGAAAGATATTAAAGCGAATACAACGAACTCCGGCATGTTTAACGCGATTTCGCCGTTGACGCTAGATCAATTTAAGGCTAAATTGAAGCTCATATTAGGATAAGGAACACAGTATGAAACTTAAACAAAAGATTAACAAAGACATTTACGATAAACTAACTGAAGAACGTAAAGCGCTTTACGTAGAGAAAGATGACGGTTACGTACTGGATGTCGAAATCGACGACGCTGACGATGTCGGTAAGTTGAAACGCGCTAAAGATAGAGAAGTTGCAGCCGCTAAAGAGTACAGGGCCAAAGCAGAGGAACTGCAAGCGAAACTCGATGAGTTAACCGGTAATGACGCAAAACGTCGGGGTGATATCGAAACTCTCGAAAAAGCGTGGAAGGAAAAGACCGAGAAACAGGTTAACGAATTGAGCGCCAAGCTAGAGAATAAAGATAATTTTATTGCCAAGACGTTAGTCGACGCTAAAGCGGCGCAACTCGCCGCCAAGCTCTGTGGGGATAAGGCTACTCTAATTCTACCGCACATTAAAGCGCGTTTATTAGTCGATTTAGATGGTGACGAGCCTATGACAAAGATACTCGATGCCGCAGGTAAACTTTCTGCGCTTGATTTGGGTGATTTGGAAAAAGAATTCATTGCAAATAAGGATTTTTCGTCTATTATCATCGGGAGTAAAGCCAACGGTAGCGGTGCTGCTAAGGATGGCAAGCAACAAGGTCAAGGCAGTGCCCCCCTCAATGCGAACGGTCAACCCAAGTCATTACGCGAAATGAACGTAACGGAAAAGGTTGATTATATGAAACAACAAAAAGCGGATCAAGCCGCAAGCAAAGGGAATTAATTTATGGCACTATCTGACTTGGCAGTATATTCGGAGTATGCCTACTCCACGATGACCGAAATGGTCGCGCAAGAAGTTGAAAAATTCAATGCAGCGTCACAAGGTACTATTATTTTGTCACCAGGAAATAACCAAGGTGATTATAGCGATGTTGCTAAGTGGCAGAAAATTTCCGGCTTAGTTCGCCGTCGTAACGCGTACGGTAGTGGTTCGGTTAGCGCTAAGACGCTTGTCAATATCGTAGACACAATGGTCAAAGTTGCTGCGGGTACGCCGCCAGTGCGCATTGATCCATCTCAATTTTTGTGGATTCAAAGATCGCCAGAAGAAGCCGGTGTTGTTCTCGGTACGCAGTTGGCGGGTGATATGCTTGCTGATATGCTGAATACCGCTATTCTTGGCGCATACGCCGCGATGGTGCAAACAACCGCTATTTTATACGATGCTACAGGCGACACCCCTGACGAAATGACACCGTCTGCTTTGATGAAAGCGGCACGGAAGTTGGGCGACCGCTCCGGTGAAATCGCCGCGTGGGTCACACACTCTGTGCCTATGCATGATTTTTGGGCGGATAACGTTGCCAATGCAACTTCACTCTTTACGTATGGTACTGTCAGTGTAAATCGCGATCCTTTTGGACGTGTGTTCGTTGTTTCCGATTCACCTTCTCTTATTCAAACTGCGCCTTCTCCTGATACTTATGTGGTATTGGGTTTAGTGCCTGGTGCCGTAATTGTCGAGAAGAACAACGATTTCCTCGCTAATGAGCAAACCGTCAATGGCGATGAGAATATTCAACGCACATGGCAAGCTGAATGGTCGTACAACTTAGGTATCAAAGGCTACGCTTGGGATAAAACCAACGGCGGCAAGTCACCAACTGACGCGGCTATCGGCACTACAACTAACTGGGATAAATACGTGACCTCTGATAAAGACGGGCCGGGTGTTATCCTTAAAGTAGATTTTGCTGCTTAATTTAATCAAGGGGTCGCGCTTCGGTAGCGACCCCGTTGTTACAAGGAACGCAACGTGTTAAAATTTCCGCGTATTATTTATTTCATCCAAAACGCATTACCGACGAGAGAGGATTTTGCTGCCGCACTTCCGTATGGCGCAAACACCGTATTTCGTAATGCAGGACTGGTCGATATAGAAAGCAATGTGGAAATCTGTGACGGTGTAGCTGGCGCAATTCCACATAAGTATAAGTCGGTGCCTGACGGTGCGGTTGTTATTCGGGATTTCATAGCACGCAACGCCGGTACGCCAGTTGTGGCCGCTCCGCCTTCGCCACCATCCGATGCGGGATGGGGCAAACCGCCAATACCGCCTACTCAACTCTAATAGAGAGCAAATGCCATGACGCAGAGAATTATTTATTTCACGGCAGCCGCAAAACCCACAAGTGGTGAGCTGCTTGAAATCGCTGGCCTAAACGACGCTGCCGCCGCAAAGTACGAGGTACTGGTGCGCAATAAGCTTAATTCTAATGATTACGGCGCTGGCCCGGAAGAATGCGATTTTGTCGCAGGTGACCCGCCATCGGCATATTCCGAAGTCAACGTGTTTGACGTGGACGAAGAGCCTATCACGCTTGGCGAAGACGAGACTGTGGCTGTAGAGAATAGCGCAGGATCGAACACTGTTGATGGAACGACAATCATTACAGATGGCGTAATGAAGGTTGTACTCGATGCGACAGATCAAATTGTCTCCGATACGGATACGATTGTTGTTAAGAACTCGGCAGGTACGGTAGCTAAGAACGCGACTGCAACTGTTGCGTCTGGTGTAATCTCTGGCGCAGCGCTAGGCTCCACAGAAGCGATCGTATCGCATGGCGCAACAAATATTCCTGTCAAGAACTCAGCAGAAACAAAAACCGGCGGTACCGCTACAGTAACTGTAGCGGCTGGTCTGGCAAGTAAGATATTATTACCGGCAACCGATCAGATTGTGGGTAACGGTGATACCGTGGTTGTTAAAAACTCTGCTGCTTCTGTGTCGAAAAATGGCGTAGCGGCTGTAGCCTCCGGTGATATAACTGGTGTTGCGCTGGCTTCAAGCGTTGCTTTGGTCACAGATGCCGATGTCTTTGCTGGTGTAACTGGTTCAGGTACGACCGCGACAATAACAGTAACAAATGGCGTTATATCCGCTATTGCTTTATCTTAGGAGAGTTAAATGTCAAAAAGCAACGCACTCGAAACCGCTCTGTTAGGGCTATTATTTAACGCAACTCCGATCGCCAATATTGCCGACAACGCAGGTTCGGGGCCGCTGACAAATCTTTACGTTTCATTACACACGTCCGATCCGGGCGAAGCCGGAAACCAGCAATCAAACGAAGCCTCGTATACCAGTTATGCGCGTGTGGCTGTTTCGCGTGATTCGGGTGGTTGGACGGTAAGCGGCAACAGTGTTGTACCTGCGGCAGAGATTTCTTTTCCGGCGTGCACTGGCAGTACAAATACGATTACTCACATGGGTATCGGTACCGCGTCGTCAGGCGCTGGTGTTCTGCTTTATTCTGGCGCAGTTTCGCCGAACATCGCAGTATCGACAGGTGTTACGCCTATTCTAACCGTAGCTACTGCCATCACGGAAGATTAATTCTGAAAATAAAGGTTTAGGTATATGGCTGCTCTCGCCGATCTAAGCGATATCGTCAACCGGCTCACGGGCGGTAATAGTGGTACGCCGGAACACCTGTTCGGTTTTATCGACGGTAGGGTCGGCGCAGCCGCAGCCGCAGCCGCAATAGCGGGTCGTTGGACATCTCTATGGCAATATAATAAATCGCCAGGCGGCGGCGGTGCTGCGCCCGGTGCTGCCGCTATCCCTGTAAATGATACAGCGGGAGCCGCTTTTCAAACCGATCCAGGTGGCGGTCGACAAAAATGGTTGCTCGGCGGAGCTGCCGGAGCAAATACTAACGGTTTATTAATGTTGTATGATCGGTTAGCGCACGCAGGTGGACTATCCGGTACGACCACAACAGCCCAAACAACGAATCTACCCACAGGCGCTTTATCGCGTTATGGCAGCACAGCTAGTGTGGGTAATATGATCTTTGTTGAGATAACGACCCAAATCGGTACGTCAGCGACTACGGCTACGGTTGACTATAAAGATCAAAGCGGAAACGCATCAACGAGTAAATCCTTTGCGATAGGCGGTACGGGTTTACGCGAAGCTCAACGCATGATTCCAGTGCCTCTCGCCGACGGTGATACTGGTGTTACGACAATTGAGAATCTCGATCTACTGGCTACGACGAACACAGCGGGTGATATCGCGCTTGTACTAGCACGACCGTTAGCGGTATTTCCTATCGCTAATGTAGGCGGTGGCTGTGTGCGTGATTTCATTGCAGGATTGCCAGAGATAAAAGAGATATTAGCCGATGCGTGTTTGTCGTGGGCATGGCTTGCCAACGGAACGACTATTCCATCGATAAATTACGATCTGCATTTCATCGAGGCGTAAATATGGCCTTATCGACATTTGCTGACTTTCAATCATTATGCCACACAGCGCTCCCGTTAACGCTAATGAAAAACGGTGTAGCCGGTTCTAGTAGTACCAATCGTGCGCGTAGTTGTTTTCTTTCGCAGCCGAATGCCGGTAGTGCACCTTCGACAGCCGCTGTATGCGACGCAACAATGGCCGGTGCCGCGTTGTTTCCGAGCATCCCAGGTTCGCGCACTAACGCGCTTTATCTCGCACAACTAGAAGGTATTCTTGGTTCGTTTAATGGCGGTCAGGGCGCAGACAGCGCAGGTATGATCTGGCTTGTTGATCGCCTAAGCCATCAAGGTGGTCTGGCGTCGGATACCGCAAGCACGCAAACAACAAACTTACCCACAGCGGCGTTAACTCGCTATACCAACGGTATAGGTGTCATGGCCGCTGTTCAATGCTATTCGTCATCGGCTGGAACAGGAACAACGGCTACAATTACGTATACGAATAGCGCAGGAACAGGTAGTCGCGTATCTAAAGCGTTTTCCTTCGGATCGGTTACCGATGGCTCTAACGATGCGGGTAAGTTCCTAATTGTACCACTTGCGGATGGCGATCTTGGTGTAAAATCCGTAGAAAGTTTAACGGCGGCCAGCGCCGACGCAACAGCCGGAAACTTCGGAATAACGCTGTTTAAGCCACTTATCTCGCTACCTAGTGTGGGCACATCACTGCCTGGTGGTAATGCGTCGTACTGGAATGGCTTACTCGGTAGCGGCGGCGGACTTATTGAAGTTGCCGACGACGCGTTTTTAGATATTATACACGTTAACGCGCGATCTTTATTAGGCGCTGAATTTTTAGCAAAGTTTATTGAGGTTGCGTAATGCGCGGCATTATACGTAGGGCGTATTTTGATGGTGCTCAAATCGAGATTGAGCAAATACCGATTGTCGCTGGCGCTACTGAGGTTGAGGCTGTAGGCGCTTCCGCTGGCGTAGCGACTTGCGCGGCTGTTGGTCGTGCTAAGTTTAAAGGCACGGGTACGGCGACGTGCGCCGCTTCAGTCACCGGCGTAAGTCGTGTAAAATTTAGAGCCAGCGGAAGCGTTGCCGGAGTCGCTTCTTGTACCGGAATAAGCCGCTTAGTAAGTCGTAGTGCGGGTTCGTCACCCGGTATAGGTTTGTGTGCGGCGGTTAGCGCAGCAATTAAACGATCCGGCGGTAGCTGCGCTGGAACGAGTGCGGTTAGTGGCGTACTTCGGGCGACAAATCACGGTGCTGGAACAATTAGTTGCACGGCTACGTTGGCTGGTGTTCTTTACGAACGTTTCGCGGCTGCCGGTGCGCTCAGCGGTACGTCTACGGTAGCCGGTGTTGGTACATTTAAATACGCAGTTACAGGAATAAGCACGGGTCAGGCGACAGTATCGGGCGCATCGCGCAGTGTTAATCGAACGGTAGGCACGGCAAACGGAATAGCGACAGTAACCGGCTACAGCGCAGTTTTATCGCGTTCGCAGAGCGGCAGTGCCGGATCGAGCGCGTGTAGCGGCGCGACAAGAACGTATTCACGATCAAGCGCACTAAGTAGCGGAACAGGCACATGCGCCAGTGTGGGCATAGGTGAGGCGCATATTGTCGGTGCGATTAGCGGTATTGGTAGCTGCGTAGGCGCTATCTACGGTGAAGGCACGAGTAGCGGTGTTCTGGCAGGTTTGTGTAGCGTAAGTGGCACAAGTCGCGCAATTGTGCGAACAGCGTCAGGTGTTACAGCACAAGGGGCGGTACAGGGCGCGTCGCGTTCGCTTAATCGAGCTAACGGTAGTGTTTCCGGTACGAGCGCTGTCGCAGGTGTAGGCGCGGAGCGTATACGTACGAGTGGCACGAGTGGTGGAATCGCCAGTGTTAGTGGATACAGTCGTTCACTAAATGCAGCGCATGGAAGTGCGAACGGTAGTGCTACTGTATCGGGTATTGGATCGGCGGATACAGAAGGTATCGGTAGCGCAAGCGGTATAGCGGGTTGTAGCGGTGTGGCACGTACTCTTGTTAGGGGTGTTGGTGCAAGCAACGGTATAGGCGCAGTAACCGCAGCAATACGTGTCGCTTATCGGTGTACAGGTGTCAATAGTGGCGGCGGTACGTGTACCGGACATACCCAATTCGGTGTACCGGGTTTGGTGCAAGGAACAAGTACCGTCACCGCTGTTGGTACGATTAAACGTCATGCTGCGGGAACACTAAGCGGTATAGGCGCGTTAGCCGGAGTCGGTCGACTATCGATCGCAGAACCCGGTAGTATTAGCGGATCGAGCGTAGTAACCGGTGTTGGTGAGGCGCGTTTCACACCAGAGCGCTTAAATATTAATATCAGAACTACGCTTGAACGTGAATATATTGACGTAACGCTTATAAAGTACGATATTGGTATTGAACTTGAAGCCCAAGCGATAACGATAACCACAGAAATTCAAAGCGTGAGTTTAGTATGACATTAGCAACAGAAATTTATCAAGGCGATTCCAGCGATGTTATCGCGGTAAGTGTGTATTATAATGAAGAGGCTGTTGCGGACTTAACTGGATATACCGCTACGTTATCTGTTGTGAGTTGCCTAGGCGCTGACCCGCTTATCGAAAAATCAATGAACGCCGATGATAGCGTATTCACCGCACAAATAGCGCCGGACGAATCGGAAGAGCTTGACGTGGGTTCGTATATTATAATTGCGCAAGTCGAAAATCTTGATCTTGATTTTCGTAAGGAACAGCACATCGCGCTAGAGGTCTTAAAACAAGGATACACAGCATGACGATTTTAGTTGAAGATGGAACAATTGTTACCGACGCTAATTCCTACGTTACGGTGGAAGAAGCTCGCGCCTACGCGCGTGCGAGAGGTACATATATATCCGATGCTACGCGTGTCGTTGAGCAAGAATTAGTACAGGCCATGGATTATCTCGAATCGCTCCGAAATAGCTATAAAGGCAAGAAAACCGATGTAACGCAGACTTTACAGTGGCCGCGTCAATCGGTCTATATTGACGGCGAGCTTTTCGCGAGTGACGCTATCCCCACAGAGTTGAAAGCTGCGCAAATGCGGTTGGTTATGGAAATCGAAGCGGGTTTCGATCCGATGGGTAATTCTGATGGTTTGCCATTTATTGTTAGCGAGCGTGTCGATGTATTGGAAACAAAATATTCAGAGGGAATTGCTACTTCCGGTCTGCCTATCCTACGCAAGGTGGAAGCCTTACTTGCGCCATTATTAACAACTGACGGTCTATTGACTGTCGTGCGAGCATGATATGGACTATCAACGCCAGATTACGCGAGCTTTAGCGCAGATACAGGATCGAGGGCAAAGAGTGATCTGGAGAACGGTCGAAAATGCGCCTCCGGTTAACGCGGACGAACCGTGGAAACCGAATGGTCTTATTACCGTAGATAAAACGGTATACATCGTTTTTCTGCCAATTAAACGCATCGGCTTTGAGACGTTGTTATTGCGTAACGGCATGGATGTTCCAAAGGGCAATCTGGCCGGGATAATGGGCGCAGTTGATTTTACACCCGCATTGAAAGATGTTATTATTCGCAACGGTGTACAGTTGCACGTGTGTAAAGTCGATCCGCTAGCGCCCAACGGTACGACTATACTTTATAAATTAGAGTTCGAATCATGACCGCTACCTACTCAGAAGCTATCGATGCCATGTTCACGCTTTTCAATACAGCGTGGAAAGACGGAGCCACGGCAATTGTGGGTAATGTGCCGCAAATACGCTGGCAGGGCGTTGAAAGCGCAGGTACACCGCCTATGTCGAATTTTTGGGCGCGAGTGCTTGTTCAAAACGTTACAGAGAAACAAACTTCGTTTGAATCAGGCATTGCGTCAGACGAAAAGAAACGGTATACTGCGCATGGTTTATTGTTTGTACAAATCTATTGTCCTATGTCGCATAGTCGATCAATGGAAAAAGGACGACAATTAGCAGAACTGGCGCGTAATGCTTTTCGCGGAAAACAAACTGTCAATGGCGTATGGTTTAGGAATGCGAATATCATAGAATTAACACCACAGGACGATTCGTATCGCATAAATGTTGTGATTGAATACGAATATGATGAAATAGGGTAAGGAGTACCGCTAATGGTAAATAAGATTGACAGTAATTTAACTGGTCTGGCCTTTGCAGAAGAGGAGACGCCTAAGACGCTGCCGGGTTCTCCCGTATGGTATGCGCTTGCGCCTAACTCTTATCCTGATTTCGGTGGCGATATTAAAACTGTTGCGCGTGAACCGATTAACGCATCGCGTCAAGATGAAAAAGGTACGACAACCGATCTCGACGCTGCTGGCGGTTTTAGTATGGATTTAACACAGCAAAATAGTGTGCGCTTGGCGCAAGGTTTTATGTTCGCCGATGCGCACGAGAAATTTGATACAGCGCCGTTGAATGGGTCAAGTATCACGATAACCGCAGTTGACGGCACCAACGACCAATTTGAAGCTTCAAGTGGATTAACCGGTTTCGCTGTCGGTGATTTAATTTTAGCTACCGGTTTCGGGTTAGACGCGAACAACGGATTACACGTAATTGAAGGCGTTGCCTCCGCTGCCGTAGACGTAGCAACTAATTTAACCGCAGAGGCATCCCCTCCAGCGGATGCGCGTATTCAAGCCGTTGGATTTCAGTTTGAAGCCGGAGACGCAACCCTCACTTTGACAAGTGGTGTACTGAAATTAAGCGCGACCACGAAAAACTTGACGCAACTAGGTCTATCCGTCGGTGAGTGGATATGGCTTGGTGGTGACTCTTCTAGCTTGCAATTTAGCCAAAAAGGTTTTGCGAGAGTTCTTTCTATTGCTGCGGGTCAAATCGTATTTGACAAAGTCACAAACGGTAGTTTCGCAACCGACGCTGCGGGCGCTAAAACGGTTCAAATATTTTTTGGTAAATTCATCAAAAATGAAAAAGAGCCAGAAGACATCATCATGCGTTCGTACCAGTTCGAACGTACACTCGGTAGCGATGACGATGGCGTGCAAGCTGAATATATTACCGGTCAGGTGGCGAATGAACTATCGATTAAAGTACCGTCCGCAGATAAGGTAACGGTTGATTTCGGTTTCATTGGATTAGACCACTTAACCACAACTGGCGCGGAAGGTCTAGCCGACGGCGACCGTGTTGACCTGGTAAACGAGAATGCATTCAATACGTCATCATCCGTTTATCGTCTTAGAATGAATATTATCGATCCAGCGACACTGCTACCCACAGCTTTGTTCGCGTATGTGACCAACGCGACGATCAATATCAAGAATAACGCTTCTGCGGTTAAGGCCGTCGGTACGTTGGGCGGTATCGATATCAGTGTGGGTAACTTTAATGTGAGTGGCGATGTTGAGGCATATTTCACGAATGTGGCCGCTATTTCAGCTATTCGGGATAACTCCGATGTAACGCTCGATCTAATTTTTGCGCAAGAAAATGCGGGTGTTGTTGTGGATATTCCACTGCTCGGCTTGGGTGGCGGAAAACTAAACGTACAAAAAGATCAACCGATTAAAGTGCCGTTGCAAATTAAAGCCGGTAGATCAACAAGCGATTTCACATTCGGTATGACGTTCTTGCCTTACTTGCCGACTGTGGCTATGCCTAGCTAATTAATAATGAGGAACCAATGAGCTTAAAACATAAATTCAAAATTGACGCGATTGCAGCTAATGAGGGCGTATGGGTCGAATTCTCGGATTGTCCAAATAAGGACGGAAGTATTCCAAGTTTCTTATTGGCGCGTGCCAGTAAGCAAAATACGCGTTATCAACTCGAATTGCACAAAGTAAATAAACAAATCGGAGTAGATCGACGCGGTATGCTAGATATGGCGAGCATAACCGAGGACAAAGCGGAAGCGATGGAATTAGATATGTTCCTCGGTACTATTTTGCTTAATTGGTCAAACTTTCAACCGGAAGACGATGGCGTTGAATTAGATTTTTCACGCGAGAATGCGCGTATGATTTTCAGTTCGCGCGATTGGCTCGATCTCTACGATGAGCTTAATCTAAAAGCGTTAACAGCGGCTACTTTCCGCGATAAGCAAGTGGAAGCCGAAGCAAAAAACTAATTGAAGTTCTTCTTTATTCCAGCGAAATGGCGGATATAGAGAAGAACATCATTGACCAAGCGATTAGATTCAACGAACCGATACCGGATCGTATTCAAAATAAGCCCGTATTAGGCGTTTCTTCTCTATTCTTTTTCAACTCGTTTATCGAGCTAGATACAGACCGCCCACATGGTATGTCCGCGGGGCCAATTCCGTGGACATCGTTGCACGCTTATGCTATGTTCCATGCGTTGTCAGGCGAGCTTTACGACGATTTCTTTTGCATACTGCGCAAAATGGATACCGCCTGGCTAAAGCATCTTAGGAATAACAATGGGAACGTTGAATAGTTTTGCTTTAACAATGGATAAGCTTCGCGAGGATTTACCTAATATCGCGAACGAAGCCGCTATTGATATCGCGGCGGCTATTCTAAGCGATATGCTTACGGTAACGCCGGTTGACACGTCTAAAGCGGTGTCCAACTGGCAAATCGGTTTAGGTACACCATACACCGTTGAACGTGAACCCTACTACAAAGGTCGACGCGGCTCGACACGCCTTGTAAGCTCTAATGCTGCGCTTAAAGATGGCGTTCTTGCGATACAGCAAAAGAAACCAGGCGAACCGCTGTACATTTCGAATTCGGCGCATTACATCGAAGATTTAAACGATAGGGGCAACTTTACGCATCGCGCGGCCTTAATCGCTAAATTGAATTTGAGGAATGTGTAATGACGAAGCAAAGAATCGATATTGAGATTCAAGATAGAGTCGCCCCTAGTGTGGGCACAAAACTCGTTGCGTTGGCCGACGGTGCGCGTAGTGCGGATACGGCAATTGAACGGCTAAAACTTTCGTTATCGACGTTGAATACGACATCGTTGGACAGAGTCGCAAATTCGTCAGCTCGTATCATAACCGCACAGGCACGACAAACATCGGCGCAAGCGCGTCTCGAAGCGGCACAGGCACGCGCAGCTTTAACTAATTCGCGCATCGAGTCAGCAAATGCGCGATTAGCGTTATCGCAGCAACGTGTGGCGACAGAAACCGCTAAGACAGAAGCAGTTCAACAACGTGCGGCAGCGAGTTCGGCTAAAGTCGCGCTAACTACTGTGCAACAGCAACAAGCGACTGCGCGACTGGCCGCGGAACAACAAAGACAAAAGGTCGTACAAGCAACAGCGGCGGCACAAATCAGCGCAGCTAATACGAAAGCGGCTATTTCACAGCAACAGTTAACGACGGAAGCCGCACGTACTAATCTTGTACAGGCGCAAGCTGCCGGAGCCGCCACAAAAGCCGCTACAGCCACGATACAACAAGAATCAGCAGTACTTCGCTTAGCCGCTGCCGAGGATCGTCAAGCGGCAGCGGCAAGGGCGGCCAACTCAGTAACACGGATTAATAACCAGCTAAAACAACAGGGTAATGCGGTGACGCGGCAGAGCCTCTATCAAACACAGAATTTACTGTATCAGTTAAATGACGTGGTCGTCGGCTTAGTTTCCGGGCAAAAACCGTTAACTGTACTGGTGCAACAGGGTTCGCAAATATCGACTATTTACGGCCCAGGTAAAGGCGTTCTTGGTGTTTTCAAAGCGCTAGGCGCTTCATTAGCTACGATATTCGTACCATTAGCGCCTGTTATCGCGATTGTCGCCGCGTTGGGTGCGGGTTTCCTTGCGCTTAATCACGAGATAAAGAAAGTAACCGGTACTAAGATTCAACTCGGCGACACGTTCAAAGCAATATTTCAAGTCGCGGCCAGAGATATCGAGAGCAAGCTGAAACCCGCAATAAGCAGTATTCGACCGCTGTTCATTTATGTTTACGCAGGTGTCAAGGAGGCCACGAAATCTATTATCAATAGCATTGTGGGTACATTTGTCCTTGGGTATAACTTCATAAAGATTATTTGGAATGATTTCCCTAAATTCTTATTAGGGCGCTTTAAAGACGCGTTTAATGAAGTATTAGCCGCTATTCAAGAATTCGCAAATTCGTCGAGCGGTTTATTGAACAAAGCGATCCAGACAGCGAATAGTCATCTAGGTTCCGATAAACAAATATCATTGATACCCACATTAGATTTTGATATCGATAAAACGAAACAAGGTGTTGCGGCAGCTAAAACATTAATGACTGACCTGGCCGAGTCCGCTAAATCCGCATTCGCTACGGATTACGTGGATGGATTTTTTAACGACGTAACCAAGCAAGCGGAAAAAAACAGGGCAAAACGCCAAGCCGAAGAAGACGCTAAGAATCATAAACCGACATTCGCCAAAATACTGAAAGAATATCAAGTTGAGGCCGAAGGTTTACGTAATGTCGGATCGGCGCGTGAACGTATTATAGCTATTGGCGAAGCCGAACGTAAATTGAATAGGGCATTAACCGCTGACGAGAAAAAGCGGTTGGGAGGTTTGGTCAACACCATTGAGAAATTGAAGTTGATTAATGATTTAAACGCACCGCTGTTGGAGTTAAAGACGCAGCAACCGCTATTAAATGCCGCGTTTAAAGAAGGTGCGATTTCGGAGCAGCAATACACGCAACGCATGATCGATTTACGCCTGGCGGCGCTGGCGTTGACCAATACAATTGATGGCGGCCTTAAAACAGGCTTACTGACGATTCAACGTCAGTTTACCGATGTGTCTGGTCTGGCGTCTAATTTGATCGTCAATTCGTTTCAGAGCGCAGAAGATGCCATGGTAAGCTTGTTCACGACTGGTAAATTCGGATTCAAAGAAATGATAGACAGCATCCGCGCAGATTTAGCGCGGCTCGCTATTCGCCAAGCGATAACCGCTCCGCTAGCTGGCTTACTCGGCGGTATCGGAAGTAGTGCGCTGTCTATTGGATCGAGCTTCTTAAGCAGCCTTCCTTCCTTCGATGTCGGCACGTCTCGTGTACCGCACGATATGATCGCGCAAATTCACAAAGACGAAATAATTGTTCCCGCATCACAGGCCAACGCAATTCGTTCTGGTCAAACAGGATCGAATAACCAAGCAATTACGTTTAGCCCACAGATTAATATTGATGTCAAGGGCGGTAATGGTGATAATAGTCGCGATATGGCGATTAATATGGCGCAGTTGGTTAAGGTTCAATTAGAACAAGCCATGGCGCAATTCACGCGCCAACAACAGAAAATAGGTGGCATGTTAAGGGGAGGCATAGTAGTGCAATGACAACGTTTACGCCAGCGTATGCGCCTTCGTACGGTGCGAGCTATGCCACGAAATACCGTGTATTACAGAATGATTTCGGCGACGGTTACGACCAGACCGTACAGGACGGCTTAAATAATGTGCAACAAATATGGGAGGTGCCTTGGAATAATATTTCTGACGAGAATGCGCAGGATATCCTTACGCAACTGGATGCGCTGGCCGGAAAAGTATTTGAATGGCTAACGCCTAACGGTGAGACAAAGAAATTCCGGTGCAAAAGTGTCAACCAGTCTTTCGTGGGTTTCCAGACACGAAATATCAGTGCAACTTTCGAGGAGAGCTTTAGCCAATGACGCTACCTTCTTCGATTGCGCAAGAAGCGCAAAAGTTATCCACAGACAAATTAGTTAGACTCTATTCTATTGACGCTACTGCGTTAGGCGGAGGCATATTTAATTTTGTCAGCTCAATTGACGATTCTATCGCTATTGACAATATTGACTTTGTCGATACTTTAGTCACAGTGACTACGATTAACGCGCATCTATTAGATACCGGCAATGCTGTGCGGATTTCTAATGCATCACCGGAACTATTTAATGGCGATTTCACAGCTACGGTTATTGATGCGCATACATTCACGTATAACCTCACGTCGATTCCTCCCGTTGCCGCTTCTGGCGCGTACCTAATCGCAACACGGCTCGCCAGTTTAACTAAGTTTGGTGGCGTAACGTACACACCGATTAACATTGAGGTATCCGGTTTCGAGTGGAACGGCCAAGGTTCGCAACCGAACCCGACACTATTAATTTCGAACGTAAATAAAGTACTAATTTCCTCGATTATTACACTTAAGAATCTGGTAGGCGCGAAATTTACACGCACACGCACATTTAGGAAACATTTAGATGATGGTGACGATCCTGACGGCGATATGTTCTTCCCTCGCGATATCTATCGCGTACACCGTAAAGTGAAGCAAAACAAAATATTCTGTGAATTCGAACTGGCGACGGCGGTAGATCAAGAAGGTATTCAAATACCTGGGCGCACGTGCTTGAAGCGCACGTGTACGCAACGATATCGAATATGGGATGCGCAATTGAATAGTTTCGATTACACGAATGCCACGTGTCCGTACACCGGCGGGAGCCTATTCAATCAGAATAATCAAGCAGTTTCCGATGCGGCACTCGATCGCTGTTCAAAGCAGCTTTCCGGCTGTATCCTACGTTTCGGTACAGCACCGCTACCCACAACAGCAATACCAGGTATAGGAGGCCAATAAATGTTTGATCGTTCAATTATCGATGCGGCTAAAGCGCACGCCTTAGCCGAGTTCCCGAAAGAGGCATGCGGGGTAATTGTGGGTAACGTTTACTTACCCTGTGAAAACATAGCCGACGATCCAACCGCAACATTCTTGATTCAAAGTAGTTTAGTTGAAGCGTATATAATTAGCGAGCAATTACAGGGAGTTATCCACAGCCATCCGTTTGCTAAGCTAACCGAATTGAGTTCGCCAAGCGCAACCGACATAACCGGTCAAATGAATACGGGCGTACCTTGGGGCATTGTTGACACCGACGGTAGTTTTGCCCGTGACCCTTATTGGTTTGGCGATCCGCTTTTAGACGAGCCGCTTATCGGTACCGAATTTCACCATGGCGTTCGCGATTGTTATGTTGCCGTGCGTAAATGGTTTTGGCAAAAACGCGGTATAAAATTAACAGATATTCCGCGCGACGATAAGTGGTGGGTCAATTCGCCTAGTTTATACGTTGAACATTTTGAGCGTTGCGGCTTCCAGCGTATCTCGTTACGTGATATCCAGGACGGTGACTGTCTACTCGGAAAAGTTAACGCGAAAGTTGTTAATCACGCCGCTGTTTATTTGAGCAACGAATTAGATGGTCTAGGTACGCTTTACCATCATTTGCCCGGAAGATTATCGCGTCGAGAATCAGCAGCGCCATGGCTAAGTCGCGCAGACATGATAGTGAGGTATAATGCTAACTAACGTTCATTTATACGGTTCACTTGCTGAAAAATATGGCAGTTCCCACAAGTTCGATATTGTTAACGCGCCGCAAGCCGTCCGCGCCCTGTCTGTAGGTTATAAGGGCTTCGAACGCGATTTCGTCGAAGGCGAATATCATATTAAGATCGGTAACCATTATATTGGCGAAGATGCGTTACGCCTACGTTTGGGCGCCGGTCGCGATGTACATGTCATCCCTGTTATTCATGGCGGTAAACGTAGCGGTGGTCTAAAGGCGATTGCCGGTATAGCGATTCTTGCAGTAGCCACGGGTGGCGCAGCAGCCGCAATAGGCCCGTTTGCTGCGGGAGCCTCCGGGTTCTCGGCCACAGCGTTTAGTGTAGGCGGTTTTGCCGTTAGTTACGGTTCACTAGCCTCTACCGGTCTGTCCATGCTTCTTGGTGGTTTATCCGGACTTTTAACGCCCGTGCCGAAATCAGGTGACTATAACAACAGAAACCCGGTTGACCAGCAAGCGTCGTTCCTGTTTAATGGCGCTACTAATCGATCTGCCGAAGGTACGGCAATACCGCTTGTTTACGGCAGGCATAAATGCGGAAGTGTCGTAGCCAGCGCCGGTATGGTCGTCGAACAATTATTGAGTCAATAAACCATGATCGAAAACAACATCATGCATAGGGTTATTCAGGGAGCAAAGGGCGGCGGCAAGGGCGGCGGCGGCACGCAACGCGCCGCGCTGGAAGCGCCTAATACGTTACAAAGTAAGGCGACGCTACGCGTTGTTGAAATACTGTCAGAGGGCGAAATCTTAGGCTTGGTTGATGGCGCTAAATCAATCACGTTCGATGGTACACCGCTACAGAGTAGCGACGGTACATATAACTTCAATGGTATAAACTATCAATTACGCACAGGTACGCCAGACCAGGCGCACATCGAGGGTTTTACTGCGGTTGAAAGCGAAGTTACCGTCGGTACGCAAGTTATGGCGACAGCGCCTATCGTGCGCACTATAACCGATTCAGACGTTGACGCTGTGCGGGTAACATTACGGTTTAACGGGTTAAGTGAGCAAGACAAAACTAACGGTGATTTGAATGGCAGTCAGGTCGTTTACACTATTGAATATCAACCGAATGGCGGTTCCTATATTATGGCCGTTGACCAAGACCAGGGAATTGTCACGGGCAAAACAACATCGACGTACGAATTGCAGCGACGTATTAATCTGACCGGCGCTGCTCCCTGGAATATCCGCGTAACGCGCATAACGCCGGATAATGAAGCCGTGAACATCGTTAATGATATGTTCTGGTCTTCGTACACGCTCGTCCTTGACCATAAACTCATTTATCCCGACTGCGCTATAATCGGGCATGAAGTCGATAGCTCTCTTTTCGGCGCGAACGTACCACAGCGTGCGTATGAAATATACGGAATAGTAGTACAGGTTCCGTCAAACTATACACCCTCGACACGCGCCTATGACGGCGTATGGGATGGCACATTCCAACGGCAATGGTCAGATAATCCAGTGTGGGTATTGTACGATATGCTATCCAATAAACGGTACGGGTTAGGTAACTATATCGATGTTGACGAGGTCGATAAGTACGGACTGTACGAAATAGCTCAATATTGTGATGGTCTGGTCGATGATGGGCAAGGAGGATTAGAGCCGCGCTTCACCTGTAATATTGTTGTCGAGAAACAAGACGACGCGTTAAAAGTACTTCAACTAGTCGCATCCGCTTTCCGTGGTATGCTCTATTGGGGCGCACAGGGCGATTCTGGTATCATTACCGCAGTTAACGACGCTCCCGCTGACGCAATCAAAATATTTACACCAGCCAACGTCAAAGATGGTTTATTTACCTACAGTTCGTCAGCGTCTACGGCAAGGCACAGTGCTATCTATGTAACGTGGAATGATCCCGATAATGGATATGAACCGGCTATTGAAGTTGTTGAAAGTCCGTCAATATCGGATATTCGCTTGTACCGAACGGATGGTGTTGTCGCCCTCGGCTGTACATCACGTGGCCAGGCGCATCGCTTCGGTAAATGGATATTGGATAAAGAAGAATACGGCGATGAAACCGTTAGCTTTTCGGTTGGTTTAGCTGACGCTGATTTACGCCCCGGCCACGTTGTGAAAATTGCCGATCCAGCCTATTCTGATGTTCGCGCCGGTGGCCGTATTATTTCCGCCACTACCGATCAAGTAACGCTTGACGCGCCGTTTGAAATTGAGGCTGGCGAACTTTACACTATCGACGTTATTTTACCTGACGGCTCGTTAGCAGAAGCAACCATCGCGAACACGCCCGGAACATATACCGTCATGGATTTCGACGATTCGCTACCACAAGTACCAGCCGCACTCACCATGTGGGCAATAACTTCGACAAGCCTGGCTCCTCGTCAATTTAGAGTGGTTGGCGTTAAAGAAGTAACCCCTATCGAATTTGAAGTCGCAGCTGTGTTACATGATCCGAACCAGTATGCTCGCGTTGAGCGTGATATTACGCTCACGTCGACACCGTTTAGTAAATTAGTTTCTGGCGTACCCACAGTACCAAGTAATATGACTTTCTTTGAGTTTCTCGTGAGTAGCGGTGCGCTTGTTCGCTCGGCGGTAACGGTATCGTGGCGTGCTTCGACAGATTCACGCGTGGTTCGTTACGAATTAGAAGCGATGCGGCCAGGCGGCTCAAACAACTATGAGATAGTTAAATCCACTAACGGTTTAACGCATACCATTGAAGGAACGATTGATGGTACGTGGAGCTTTAGGCTACGCGCGTTTGATGCGTTAAACACACCGAGTAGCTACGTTTACGCGACGAACGTTTCACTGGTTATTAACGGTACACCTCCTGACGATGTCGAGGATTTCGCTATTACGAATTTAACCGACACGTCAATTTTAACGTGGAGTCCGGTAACCAATAAGAATATAAGCCATTATGAACTACGTTATTCGAGCTTGTTGGTCGGCGCAGCATGGAATAGCTCAATCGTCGTTTCAGAGCGCATCGCCAAAGACCTCACGACGACGACAATAGCGAGCCGCACCGGATCATTCCTAATCAAAGCAGTAACATTACCCACAAATTCGCATCCGATGGGCGTTTACAGCCGTGACCCGTCGATTATAAGTACCGATGTTGATTTCTTGCGGTCTTTCGATTTTGTGCAAGACGTAGTTGAAAACCCAACTTTCAGCGGTAATAAGACCGATGTTGTTGTTAATGCCGGGAATCTAGAACTTGACGTTTCCGCGCCTGACGTGCACATTGCGTTCGGCGTTTATGAGCACGATACCATCGTCGATCTAACCGATGTGTATAATTGTCGTGTTACACCGCATATAGTCGTGGCTGGAAACTTGACGACGAACCTGGTCGATGACTGGGCTAACGTCGATTTAATCACTAATGTCGATGGCGGCTCCGACGGACAATGGGCGGTAACAACCCAAATATCGACAACGAAAGATGATCCGGGTGGTTCGCCTGTTTGGTCTGATTATACGAATTTAGACGTTGGTGACGTCAACACGCGTGCGATGAAATTCAGAACATTGCTCTATTCGTATTACGCACCAGTAACACCTTCGATCGAAGAACTTTCGATATCGATTCACATGCCTGGCTTTATTCAATCAGGTGAGGATTTAGTTTCTGACGATTCTGCCGATACCATTGTTACATTCCCTTCGGTATTTAGATCAACGCGTCCAGCGGTCGTTATAACTCCACAGGGGATGGCAACAGGCGACTATGTTGACCTTGATCCAGCCGACATAAATGAGACTGGCTTTACCTTCAACATTCGTGATAATATGGGCGCACGCGTGGAGCGCACATTTGATTATCACGTCAAAGGGTTTGGCGTTCTAATTACATAGGAAATTAAGATGGTACAATCAACCGATATTACGCTTTCGCCGGGAATCAGCGGCACCGAAGAACGCACCGAGTTAAACGACATTTTGGCGGCCATTTTATCGAATCATTCGGGCGCATCACGTCCAGGCTATTTGACCGATCCAGGCTACTGGACAAAAGAAGTAAGCGGTACGGTCTATGAGAGTTATTTCTTTGATGGCACTGACGACATTCTAATCGGTACGCTTAACACGAGCGCTAACACGTTTGTGGCCGCTGGTCAACTCGGTACATTTGGCAGTATTGTTGCGTCCAAGACTGGCTCATTTTCTGCGTCAATTACCGACTTCGGTACGCTTTTCTCCTGTAATGCAACCAGCGGTAATATCACGGCCACAATAGGTGCAACTGCCGATTTAGGTACGACATGGTTTGCGATTTATCAGAAAACTGACGCATCGGCCAACACAATAACAATCGATCCAGATAGCGCAGATACAATTAATGGCGCAACAACCATAACGTTAAGCAATCAAGACGACGCGATCATCGTTATTAAAGCGACATCCTCGACATTTGTGGGCATATACTGTCCTGGTGTTGGTGACTTAGCGAGACTTTCGACTGTTTTTAATTACATTACTTCGCTGACAGGGCTAACCGCACCTGACAAGGCTGACTTATTTGCGCTATACGATACGAGCGCCGGCGCTGGCCGGAAAATCACGGTAGAAGACTTATTTAAAGTCATAAATACGTTTACTGCGGATACGTCACCCGATGGCGCGACGGACTATATCCAAACTTACGATAACTCGGCCACAAGCGCGAAAAGAGTTTTATTAAATAATCTGTTTAAGATAATAAATACCCTATCTGTGATTGCGCCTGATACAGCTAACGATTATATACCTTTTTACGACGTATCTGGTGCTGTCGCAGGTAAATGTTTGCTATCGGCGATATTACCGTCGGCTGTCGTAACTCCGACAATTCAGGTATTCGCGACACCGGGCGCGGGTACGTGGAATAGACCGAGCGGTTGCAAGAAGATTAAGGTAACAAATGCGGCGGCTGGCGGCGGCAGCAGAGCGGGCGGCGGCGGCGCTGCCGGTGACGGAGGTGATACAAATTTTGGCGCACATTGCTCGGCGACAGGCGGAAAAGCGGGTACAATAAGCGGAGGTGGTTTGGGTGGCGAGGGTATAGACGGTGATTTAAATATTAATGGAAGTGACGGCGGCCAACATAAAACAGACGGTACGAATCAGCGCGGGATAGCGCTTGGCGGTAGCTCATTTTTAGCAGGAAGTTCCACGCAGACAGGTAAAGACAATGGCGGTGGTGCCGGTATACCGAGTATTAGTGGATCAAGTGGTGCGGGTTACGCTGGCGGCGGTGGTGGCACATCAATAAAATATATCGACGTAACCGCAATAAGTAGCGTTAGTTTAGTCGTAGGCGCGGGTGGTACCGCTGGCGGAACTGGTTATGTAGGCGGCGCTGGCGTAATTATCGTAGAAGAATACTACGCTTAATCAATGGAACCCCAATTCGGGCCACGACCAGAATCGACAAGAACAGGAACACGTAACGGAATCGCATTCTCCAATACATAACGCATGTATCGATACGCTTCTCTTTGTGGAGGCGAATCGTCAATAACACTAAAACCGAGTTCGTCATGCACCTGTAGTTTAGGTACACCGATAACATCGAATACACCTTCACTCGCGCAACGCTGCATACCGCGTTTTATCATATCCGCCGCGCTTCCTTGCAGCTTACGATTGATCGCCTTGTGGGTATTTGCGCGAATAATATCAACACCGTAATTTTGCACGGCACTTGCGTAGGGTAAAGCATACGCTCTTTGTTCATAATTTATTTGACGTGGTTCCCACAGTGTAAATCGACTTCTGCGGCCAAGTATCGTTTCAATAAAGCCGCTCAATTGCGCTTCGTTCGCCGCCGCGTCCATTGTCGCTTTAACGTAGGGGTTGCCGGTGTGATACGCTTTAAATACTTCTTTCGCGACGACTTTAGCGATGCCGATTTGTCGGGCGAGTTTCGGTTCACCCATGCCGTATAGCAAACCAAAATTGATATTTTTTATGGGTTTACGTTCAATGACAATGTTGGTTATCATTTTCACCAGCTCTTGCGTCATGACGTGATAATCTGTTGTAGGATCGCTATTATAGCGTAAACGCCCTTCGTCCGAACCGGCACCAACCGCGAAATGCATGAGGAAACGATATTCGATTTGTGAGTAGTCGTTTTTTTCCCAAGCCGTATGGCCGTCGTCAGGAATGAATAGTTTTCTAACTTTCTTACCGAGTGCGCTGCGCACGGGGATATTCTGTAAGTTAGGATCGGATGATGCAAAACGGCCAGAGCGTGTACCTCCGATATCGTTGCGCAGAGGGTGAAACTGGCAGTGCACACGTCCATTAATATTTCGTTCGAGTAAATAGGCGCGAACGAAAGTATTACGTATTTTCATCGATTCGCGAATTTCGCGGATAATATCGGCAATAGGATGTTCAACCAATTTCAGGAAATCTTTCGTAAAGCTCGGCGCACCTTTTGAAGTTCTTCTGTATTCAATCCCCGCAGCGTCGAATACTTTAGCTAAGTCAGTACCACTATCTACATTAGCGTGAACACCTGTTTGTTCGTACAGAAGCTGGTTAAGACGTTTAATCTCAATATCTAATTCAGCGTAAAGCTGTTCGGCGGCGGGAATATCAATGTTTACACCAGTTAAGCGCATTCGCGTGAGCAATGGAATCGAATCGCATTCCATACGATAAACATCGAGTAAATTTTCTTCGGCCATCAATTTAAATTGCTTCTCGATGATCTTTAGTGGTAAATCCGCGTCAGTTTCACCATAAGGCCCGACTAGACGCGGCGATGTTCGATATAGGTTAGCGCGTTGACTTCCATTCACAGCGCCGCCGTACGCTTCTGCTAGCCATTGATAGAGTGTACCGCTGTCTTTCCCGGTGCCTACATACTTTTCGCCGAGATAATCGAGTGCGACTTGCCCTTCTTCATGCAGCAATGCCTCGGCATATTGCACGTCATGCAGTTCGCCTTGAACGAAGATGTTTTCGGAAGTTAACCAGCCAATATCGTACAGAAGATTCGCGCCGACTTTAGCTATATGTGGGGTTTCTAGCTGCGTTTTTAACCAGGCGAAACATGTGACTGGGTCAAGGTTATATTCTGGTTCTAATTCATGCCGAACAGGAAAATACCACTTGCCGCAATTTCCTTGCGCATCTTTGGCGGCTAAAGAGAAACCGATAATATGGCCTTTACCTCGCGCCCAACCAGGGCCATGCTCAAAGTCGGTTTCTTTCGTTTCGGTATCGAGCGAAATAACGATTGCACTACTGAGATCAGGGAACGACGCGGGCGGGAGCCAACTGGTTTCGGGAATCGGAGGCGGAACGCGGAGCGCTGCGCGTTTCTTGAATTCACCTAAATCTTCGTCATCAAAAAACATTTAAGGTTAATCCTTTATTTGCGCTAAAGCACCACGAATATTTTCGCCATAAAAATACGATACACCGTTGTGACCTACGAAGTCAATTGTTTTTATTAGTTCTTCGAGTAGCGTTAAGTGTTTTAAGTTCAATGTTATGTTCGCTACTAGATCAGATACGGCATAATTAGCACCAATATTATCTTGTTCGTGTGTTTTAACTATACCGTTACGTAAATAAATACGTCCCTCTTGCGCGAAATCTGCTATTGTGTTTATCCCTTCAAAGAAATCTTTGGGTATGTCGTGCGGTCTGTGCGGTTTGGCCATTATACTATCTATATCCGGCCATTTTTCCGTGTACAGTTGCGTCTTTAGCCAACTGTTATCCTCAAAGTATACGGTGAAGCTGGTGTCTGAAAATCCAAATTGTGTTAAATTCTTCGTTATCTTGCTTAACGCGTTGATGAATACTTTTGGCAGTAAAAGCTTAGGTGGGAGGTCAATACCGTGCCAGTACTCGACCAATACAACGCCGTTGGTCGCAATCATCGTGCCAGAACGCACCATCGCAGATGCCATAATAACGCGTAAGCTGTTTTCGGTAATAAACGGCGAGAGTAGCGTCAAGCCGGTGCGCAAGCGATTATCTAACATACCCACAGGTGGGTCGGGGTAGATGCCGGGCAAAACAGCATCGGGCATACACGGTACGTTCGCCATGAATTTACCCGCACGAATACACAATTGCCCTTGATTCGGCTTGGTAATCGACAATGCCCCAGGCGCTTTTTTCAACGCAGACACCAAAGTCAAGGTATGTGGGCAAGCCTGTAAATCTTCGTCAATAATATGTCCAGCGGCTAGAATACCGTCAAAGGCGATGGCTGTGTTGTTTTGTAACATTACGTGTGTTTGATACGGCGCTCCTTTGTCTTTTTGCGCTAGCGCAATAAACGATAGCGCTTTCAGTAGACTTGATTCTAATTTTTTCTTAGACATACAGTGCACTGCCATTCATTGTTTATCAATACGATAGAACCCGTACACGGTGATTCGTCGCATGGGAAACTTTGTTCTTTATCTTCGGGTATTGATTCGGGTGTCATATTACGCTCCTTGTTAAAATGGTATATCATCATTATCTACGTAGCTTTCGCAGCTATATGCGATAACCCGCGCCGGTGGCCTGGCTTGATATTTTTGACATGTTTCGTTCTTTTCGATGAAATACGCGCAAGTCAAACAGCTTTGCGTCGCAGGATTATCGTGAATTCTTTTCAAACCTTCATGCAGAATAGAATAAGCAGTGCTAAGTGCATGATCGCGCAGTTTAGTACTCATAGGCTAATACCTCTGGATATTTCTTATTTGTCCATACTTTGATTTGATTTGGTACGCGTAGTTGTGTTATGGTTGTGAGCGCTTCCGCTGTAGTGTCTGGTACGAAATCACCAGGGAATCGTTGTCGCCACCAATCACGCGCTTTCTTTCCGGCAAAACCGGTATGCTCAACGCAAACCCATTCATCGAATCGCTTCAAACCGCCATTACAGTAGTAAGTGACCCTAATACTCGGCGCATGTCCGGGCTTTTCGTGTAGGAAATAATGGACTTGTTGAACTTCGAACCAGTCAATTATCGGTAAATCACTGCGTATCAATTCATCGGTTCCGGCTGCGGCTACGAGTTTTGTTTGAAACGTAAACTCTTCCAGGCAGAATACGCATTTACGCGCAGCCGCATGATTATACGTACCGCACGAATCGCAAATACGTATTGGCGGTTCTCCGCCTCCACCACCTTTGCGCCGTGGCAAAACAGGATCATTAATCGGCCCAAGCCGTCGCGTATTTCCAGCAAAGTCCAGCACCAGGCAATTCTCTTTCCTGGTTTCAGGTGATGGCCGTGTTCCTCGACCAAGCATTTGTACCCACAGACCTGGCGACATGGTCGGGCGTAGCATACCAATAAAGTCCAATCCCGGATGATCGAATCCCGTAGTCAACACGTTATTGTTGACCATGGCGCGTATTTTGCCCGACTTAAAATCACGAATACGTATATCGCGTTCTTTTGCCGTAATTTTTCCATGTACAAACGTAGCTGTAATACCAAACGAGTTTAACATCGCGGCGATGTGTTCGGCGTGTTCAATGCCGCTCGCAAAGATTAGCCACGATTGTCGATCCGAGGCTTTGTCGCACATTTCAACCAAAGCACGATACGTAATTTCTTTTTTGTCTACAGCTTCCTGCAATGAACTTTGCGTAAAATCGCCCCCGCTCATTGATACGGTCGACACGTCCAACTCGTTATTAACCCTCTGTGGGATAAGCGGTGCGAGATAGCCCTCATCGATGAAGCGATTGAACACGTCTACGCCTGTCATGTCACAGCAAATGTCGGTGAAAATTCCGCCTTCTGTAATCATACCCTGGCCGAGACGATAAGGTGTTGCAGAAAAACCACAAACCTTAAGATAAGGATTAAGCTCCTTAAGTTCTAAAATTATGCTCTGGTATGTAGTATCCGCGTTCGGCGAAAGCAAATGGCATTCGTCTATAAACAGCAGGTCGCGCTTACCAAACATTTGAACACAATTCACTACGCTGGCGGCACCTCCAAAAATAATCGGCATGACAGTATCGCGCTGTTTTAAGCCAGCCGAGTAAACGCCCATCGGAGCCGACGGCCAGACCTGTTGGAGCTTATGCGCGTTCTGTTCAATGAGTTCCTTGACGTGTGTTAAAACTAATATACGTTGGTTCGCCCAGGTCTTCATTATTGTTTCGATTAAGCCAGCGATAACCAAGGACTTTCCCGTTCCTGTGGGCATGGCAACAACCGGATTGCCCTCCGCGCCGCGAAAATAATCAATGACCGAATCTACCGCTTCAAGCTGGTAATCACGAAGTTTCATAAAGCATGATCCAATAGTCTATGCTGTAAACAAGAAAGCGCCCCAATTAGAGCAACGCCGTTAACTCCTTTCAATGTTGACCAGCATGTTGATGTAGCTCCGGTAACACTTATACACGCCATTGCTATGCTTGTTATCTCACCGTTTCGTGCTCGCAATAAGAGTTGTTCGCACAATTCGATAATTTGCCTTTGCTCCGCATCGTAGATAACAATGGTGTCGGTGTGTTGTTGCATTATCGAACTTCCTGCCAGCTAGCGCAACCCTGCGCAATAAAGTCGGGTGGGATTATACCGTAATGCCCACACTGCCATTGGCCGTTGGCTGCCGGTTGCGCAAAGGCACAACTTCTACAGTTTTTTTCGTAAGCGGCCTGGCCGTGACAAACTGAAGCGAAATCGCACATCTTGCACGTGAAATAGGCGCTGTTTTCTGATATTTTTTTCGGAGGAATCGCTGCGTTGATAATTGTTCGCGCTTTATCGAGCATCTCGTCAGCGCACTTTAGATCGAGCTTAACTACTTCTGCGTAAATTTCATCCGTATTTTTATTTACGCAAAGATAAAGCGCGTACTCTACACCGTAATATTTACCGTAGGTCGACATTTGGCAGAAATGTTGATATTTTTCTTTCTTAACGCCAGCTTCCTTGAGCTTATCGAAATATTTATCACTCGATGTTTTAAACTCAGTTAGCATGCGCGGTAACGCACCGTACTTGGCCGGAAATTGGACAAAGCCGTCGCATGATCCACCGAAGTGTCCGTCAACATCTTTTATACGAAATTGTTGTGGTTTACCTTGTTTGTCTAAACCTTGTGATGCGTCGTATTCTTCGACGATGAAACCCATTTCACGTAACCATTCCACAAAGCGAAACTCTTCTTTATGGCCTCGGTTAAAAAGACGCAGCATGCGTCCTTTATGGTTCTCGCCCTTGACGTTCACATAGGTAGGTGTTTTAACCCATCTAAAATTGTACCATAGTTTTCTCGCGCAACCATCGCCAATAAGCGAAGCGCCTAAATGCTTACGGTGACCATCATCGTATTTTTTTGCGGTGTGCGCATCAATGTCAGCTAAAACTTGCGCGGCCAATTTTTTAGTGTCAATAAGCATGCTTTTTCTCAATCTCTGTACCAGCGCCTTTAGCCCCGGTTTATTTGGATGTTTATGTACCCACATACCCGAATGTGGGTTGAAATGTTTAGCAAAGAACTTATCGTGAATCGGATTATCGGTCGAAATCGATACGTCAACCAAGGCGCATTCACGATCAAATACCGCATCATCGACAAGTGGATCATTATCTATCTCATACGCGTAGGCGTATGCAGCAACGAATATGCGACGGCGGCGTTCCTTTTCGACAGGTGTACCCCAACCGTGCATATTCGTTCCCTATAGCCTAGCGTGCGCCCCAAGGAGCGGTGTTTGCTGCCGGAGCCGCTGCAACAGGCGCTTGTGTCCATTGCGGCGCGGCTGGCGCTTGTGGTGCCGCCGGTATCGATTGCGTACCTGCAAATGGGGATACTGGAGCGGCTGGCGCATCTACGACGTAAGCGTTGGTCGCCGGATCGTAACGGTGGCCTGGATAATGTTGGACGTTGTGGCGTTTAGCGAGAGCTTCTGCGTCTTCAACAGTAGGCGCAGCGACGATTGTCGGAGCCACAGGTGCTTGTGGTGCTGGTGCGTTAGCTACACCACCTGTGCCCCAGTTTGTCGCCGGCGTAGCCACAGCTACAGGAGCGGTTAATGGTTGTTGCGCCCCACGTCCGGCACGATTTGCTTTATTGCCATTGACATCCAGTACTTCTTTAACTGAGTTAAATTTACCGTCATTATCAACACGCATTTTTCCACGAGCGTGCAACAACGCTGCGCCGCCATTGTTGAAGTCGATGGTGAATACGCCAGTGACATGCGAAAGTGCAGATAATTGAGCGTGTGCGATAGCGACAGCTTCAGGACTAATTTTATGCCAGAGATTATAATTGTTTGTTACTTTACGTCCTTTATATTGACCCGAAGCAATATCAAAAGTAATAGCCAGATACTGGCCTTTATCATCACGCATATCTTTAATTTGAACAGCGGAAATATCGAAATCGTACGTATCAGCGGGTACAGCCTCGATACCCACATCCGGTTCGTGTTCGGCTGCATTAAAAATGTAATTTAGTGTTTGTGCACTTGACATAATTTTTATCCTATGATTTTGTTAAACAATTGACCTAAATGTGGTTGCTCGAATTCAGCGAGTTTTCCACTCCTATCACGCGCGAGAACGTTGTGAGCTTCTCGCGTACGTAATGCCGTAACCTCGCCGACGTTTGGTATCAACGTCTTGCCTAGGTGTAATATTTCGTCGTATTTATGTGGTATTTCCGTTTTTAACCATTGACCCTCGAATTGTGGGATACGTTTACCGTCATCGTCACGTGTTTCCTTGGCAATTAGATAAGCATGCTTTGTTCGCATATAATATAATGAATTCAAAGGCTCA